GCATCATAAACAAGTTTGTTTCTATAACGAGACATCACTTCTTTAAGATATTGTTCTGCTTTTACCTTTGGAAGATTACCAACATCAATATAAAATATTCTTCTTTCTGGTGCTCTTGACAACCTATAAATTACAAGACTATCTTCAATCATTCTTAACTGATTAAGTGCCTTGATTGCTTTATGAAGATATGAAAGAACTGTTCCTTTATTTCTATCCACAAGACCAGAAGTTACATATGTAATAGAATCTTTTGCTATTTTAATTCCCTTACTTCCACCACCACTGGTTATACTATTTGATGGATAAGATGGTTTTGGTGTATATACATAATATTCTTCAATCTCTGGATTTATTACTTTAGTATCATCATTATTTCGTACAGTGAAATCATTTTTATTCTTTTTCTTTTCTTGACGAACAAATTTTATTTTCATAGGATCAATATATCTCAGATCCTGTATTCCATCTTCAGGTTTTTTAACATCAATAACCTTCATATAAAATAGTCTTCCATCTACATACCAATTTCTTAGTATTTCATGAGATTTTTTGTCAAAATCTAATATATCTTTAATATTTCTAAATTCTTCTCTAATTATTTTTTTTAATTTATCACTAGCATTTAAATTAGAAAGTTCAATTTCAATAGGAGAATCATACAAATCACTAACAATTGCCTCATTAATAACATCTTCTATGGCACCATCACACTCAGGATGTAATGCCATTTCTCTATATCTTTTAATTAAATCTGATTCAGTTCGATATACACCTTCAATATCAACATAAGATCCATAAAAGGAACTAGCAATAAAATTATCAACCCCGTCCTCATTATTTTGAGGAACGGGGGATATTACAGAAGGTGACTTCTTTTCTTTGTCTCCAATAGAAAAGCCAAAAAGTTTTGCCATAGTATAATCTTTTTCCTACTATTATAGCACTATTTAGCTGATATTTTCACCACCAGCTGAGGCAGAAGTACCTTTATAAGCTTCCCACCACTGAACCTGTAGTTCTACAGTAAATTCTTCAAGAGTGTCAGTTGTCTCATAACTTAAATCTATGGTAGAAATATTTGTTGGAAAAATGTCCCAGAACTTATAAGATCTAAGTACACTTCCATCACGATCTAATTGTTTAACAGTAGCATCTTTTTGATATGCTTCTGGATCAACTAATCCAGTAGCATCAGACATTTTATTAATAACATTCATCCACTTTTCAAAAGCAGAACGAATAGAAAAGTCTGTATCATTAAGAACGGTGATAGTCCAAGTTTCAAATGTTCTGTCTCCAGCGATCTTTAAAATACGACCTCTGAATGGAACATCAATAGGAGCAATCGTAGATGCTGGTAGTGCGGCTGCTTTAACTAAGAACCTTGATTTTTGTAAAACATCATTTTCTATTCCTACTGCATTTGGAAATGCTAATTCTACTTCAAATAGATTCGGTCTAGCACCACCACCAGATAATCTACTTTTAAAATCACTAATTGTTCTTAATGGAGTAGTGTTTTGTTGTTGTCGTGTTGGCATAATTTTTTGTACCTCTAGTAGAATTAAACGTTACCAATTACTTCTTCAAAAGCAACACCAGTTCTGGTGGCAACGAAGGTTAAACCAATGAAGTTAATCGACCTTGCTGGTTTAATGAAGATGTCTGCTACAAACTCATTATTATCTATAACAGCAGCAGTGTTATTTGTCTCATCACAAATAACAACATAATCTTGTAAACCTCGTTTTGCTTGAACATCACGTAGGAAAGGTTCAACAATATTTACAAAGTTTGTTCTTGTAATTTCATCGTTGAATTCAAATAGTTGATCTTTAGCAGCATTAGAAATTGCATTTTCAAGATATAAGAATAATCTACGAACGTTGATTCTATCAAATGCTGATGATTTTGCAAGTGCAGTCTTATCACCAAATAGAACAATTCCTGATCCTGCTGAGAATATTACAGAATTAATTCTGTTTGAATAAAGAACATCTCTCTGAGACTTACTTGGATTATAAGTAAGTTTCACTGCATTTAGAATTGCACCTCTTTGTGTTCCTGCTGGTGAGAACCAAGGGAAGTTTGTAATGTCAGTTCTAACACAAGTTCCTGCAACATCTCCATTTAATGGAACATATCGGAAAGCATTATCAAATCTATCGTACATATACTTATACCCACTATCGAATACAGCATATGATGATGATGTTATTGGTGCATAGAAACTAAGAATATTGTTTGTTATTTCTTCATCACTATTAACAGTGACAGATCCAACGTCAGTGTCAGTCAAGAATGCTCCTCTATATGGACTGATGAATGCAAGTGAATCTTTTCTGACATCAACAACTGAAACAATTTGATTTGCTAATGACTGAGTTTCCTCTTTAGTATAATTTCCAGATCCCATAAGTAGGAAATTAACAGAATAATTATCAGCATTTTCAAAGAGTTTATAACCAGTAGATAGTTTAGCAACTGATGCTTTTAAACTTCCTGTTGTTAAAACACCGACTGTACCGTCAGGATTTAAATTTCTCTTGTAATCTTCACCATTAACAATTTTATAATTAACCGCACCAGATCCACCAAAAATAATTCCATCTGCATTTTGATCCCATGCTAGATCTGATTGTCCAGTAAAATCAGCACTAAATCCAGTTGTTGAAAGTCCTGAAGGAGCTCCACCACCAAAGATATAGTTTGAATTATTCTTCAGGTATTTTCTCCAATAAGAAGGAGATCCTGCTGAAAATTCAGCATCTTTTGCCTTAGAAAGTCCTATATGTTTTTCAAGAATAGTACCAGCATTGCCAGTAATCTCTCCATCACCATCAATTACTACGACATGAAGTTCATCATTTTTAGCACCTCTTGCTGCAGCAAAATCTGTAGTTGTTGGTCTTTCTACAATAGAATTCCAACTAATTGCAGATATTGTACTTGCAGTTCCAGGAACTCCTGATGAAGTATGAAGAAGTTGTTTATCAAACCAATCTGCCGAAGTTACAACATTATTCATGGTTCTAGAAATAGCAACATCACCATCATTTTTAAATATATCAATACTAGGACCAGTGGCAGTAGATCCGACACCAACAGAAAACTTATATAATCCATTGGGTTGATAATCTACTGGAGTTTCAGTAGAACCAACTACATGAGAAAGAACTTTTACTTCTAGTGTACCTGCTATACCTTCTGCAACATCAAAACCAGCAGTAGTGACTCCAGTAATAATTCCCTTTAAGTATCCATCAATTAAAGATGTTGAACCAACTCCAGGTAAAATTGTTCCAGCAGCAAATGCTTGAGTAACACCAAATCCAACCCAATTACCTGTAATAGGATTTCCAATGCTAGTAACACCTAAACACTGATCTGCTTCTCCATCAATAATTCCTATTCTTAATCCATTAGACCAAGAACCAGGATTTCTTGCAGCAACAGTTACATTAGTAATCGTATTATCATCATAACCAAGTTGCTCATAATGTTCATCATTCTTAATTTTTAATTCTGAACTAGTGGTTGAAATTCCCACATTATTAACTGCACCATTATATAAATTATCATCATCTGCTCTTACAACTCTTAAAGATCCACCATATGCTAAAAATGATGAAGCAACTAGCCATGTCTCAAATTGTTTATCAATACTGCTTGGTTTTCCAAAAGTATTTAATAAATCATTTTCATTAGCAATAACTGTTGGTAATTCTACTGGTCCTTGTGCAAAAGGACCAACTAGTCCACCAACGCTTCCTGATGTTGGATCGACTCTACCTACAGTTAAGTCTACTTCCTTTACAACAATGCCAGGAGATGCTAGATTTATAGGCATCTTAATTCCTCTCGTAATCCAAATTTATTCTAAAAATATTTATTAAAATGTCTTTTTACAATGGGGAAACAATACATGAACATTACCAATCTGGATATATCCACTCATTAGAAGGTTTTTTATTTTTTCTACTAGCAACAATTCTTTTTATTGTACATGTCTTACATTCATAAGCATATGATGATGGTAATGACAATCTATTCTTATGCGTTTTATAAAAACCATCTATTAAATTTTTTATTCCTCCACAAACTCTACATCTTCTTTCTTCAAGAAGTAAATCTCCCAATTCAAACTGTTCTTCTATATTCATCTATAGAACTTGAATAACTCCCTTAATATCTGGTATTTCCATCATCAATTTTTTTTCAATACCTTGCTTCAATGTCATAACACTCATAGCACATGTTTCACATGCACCACCTAATCTCACCTTAACATAATTATCTTCAGTCTCAACATACTGTAAAGAACCACCATCTGCTTCGATATATGGTAATAATTCTTCAATAACTTTAATTATATTTTCTTCGTTTAATTCCATTACATATAGTCCCACATATAAGATCTATCACCATATTCATCAGTGTGCCATCTATCTCCATCACCATCTACAAAACTATCCATATCTTCAAACCCATCAGAAATAAATCCAAACGGTGCCATGTCTTGCTCTATTTGATTCTTCTGTTCCTCATAAATTCTTTTACGAACATCATTGTCGGTCATTTCTTTAAAATAATCTTGTGCAACCAACCATGCAAATATAACAAGACACATTGCCAAGTCATCATTACATCCCTCTTCTGCTTCAAATGAATTATGTTTCTGTGCAAATGTTGTTAATTCTGAAATAATATCATAATCTGAAGTAAGTAGTTTATCATCTTCTAGTAACGTCTTAAGATTAGAACAACCTAACTTTTTGACTGCAGCTGTCATTCTTACACCAAGTTGTGTTTTCTTACCTGAGAATCCTTGTCCTACTATTTGACCATTTCTTCCTCTCATAGAAGCCATTAATAAATTTTCATATTCCAAGTCATATTGAAGAATACTTGCAACTTGATCTCCAATGTCATTAACTTCTATCAGTAAGTAAGCATTATTATATCCTTTTGCTACATCAAGTATAATATTAGGAAATAGCATAGGTTTAATTTCATTATTCCTATACTTTGCAACTACCTTATATGGAAACTCTGTAGTATCAAAAACAATGAATGCAGAATAATCATTACCTAAACCACGTGCTACATCAACACTAATTACATAATTATGTTCTTTTTTTGGATTTTCGTAAATATCAAGACCAGCATTTCTCTTTAATGGTTCATCATATACTAAATTCTTAAGTTTTGCTGGACTAATAAGAGTATTAACAGAACCTAAAAATTCACATTCAAACTCAATCTTAAACTGCTGCTCTGAAGTGTTTGCAATTGTTTGTCTTTTCCATTCAGAATCTCTACCAGGAACTTGTGACCAATGCACATCAGTAGGAACATATTCGTTCTTACCTCTTTCTGCATCATGCCAATACCTATAAAAATGGTTCATTCCGTGAGGAGTAGAAACCATTATGACTTTGGTTGTTTTACCAGAAGTGATAGTAGGATATACTGAGCTGAAGAATGCTTCAGCAATATGATTAGGCACAAAGGCAAACTCATCCAAAAATAGAATGTTGAAAGACATACCCCTAACTGCAGATGCAGAGGTAGATGCTGCAAGTATTTTAGATCCATTTTCTAACTCCAATGATCCTTTGTTCCAAGATATAATACCCTGTTGCATCCATTTAGGTAAATTCTCATATGCAGTTTGTAATCTACCTAATAGTTCTCTTGCAGTTGCTGCTTTGTTTGCCAGAATACCAATGTTTACACTATCATTGAATACTGCATAATGTAGTAGATAAGAAACAGCAGTTGTAGACTTACCAGTCTGCCGAGGCATTTTGCATATATTGAATCTACTCTCATGAAAATTTCTAATTAATTTCTCCTGAAAAGGATACATCTTAAATTTAACAAGACCTTCATCTAGTGATACTATCTTTACATAATTTTTCGCAAAGTAAATTGGATCTCGTTTACACTTGATCCATTCTTCTACTTGTTTTTTTGTAAATTGTATCTCAGTATTTGCCTTTTTTAAATTAGGATTACCTAGATAAATTTCTTCTCTTGCTACTGCCATTAACCTGCGTCTAGCGTACCTTTTGATCTACGAATTTCTCGTAGTTCCTCAAAATTCTTTTGCTTAGTTCCACCATCATATGCCCAAGCAAATCCTTCCTCAATCATTTGTTCGTTGAGTGATACAGGATCATCGCCGACATATAACCAACCAAGAAGCCTACCGTACTTACCCATGCCACCTTTAAGTTCGGTTCTAATAGTAAGTTCTTC